AGTTTCTCGAATTTTTGCCGGTGACGAAGGGTATCCTTGCCGGCACGAAGATGAAGCTTCTCCCCGATCAGGTGGAATTCATCACGCAGATTTACGGGCGGCGAAAGCCTGACGGCCGGCGTGAAGTCAGCCTGGCGATCAAGTCGGCGCCAAAGGGTAACGGCAAGACGGGGCTCACGGCGGGCCTTGCCCTCTGCCATCTGATCGGGCCTGAAGCGGAAGAACGCGGCGAAATATATTCGGCCTCGATCGATAAGATCCATGCCGGCAAAATGTATGCCGAGATGGAAGCGATAATCTTCCGTGTTCCGGAATTTGCCTCTCGCATAAACCCGCAGCGGTTTCACAAGCGGCTCGAGGTGATTGTCGAAGGTGACGGCTACGGTTCGATCTACGAAGCGCTGTCGGCCGATGCCCGTAAGGCACAAGGCCTGGCTCCATCGTTATGGATTTACGACGAACTTGCCCAGGTCAGTGACCGCGAACTGCTCGACAACCTGCTCGAGGGCATGTCGAAGCGCAAAGAGGCGCTGGGAATCATCATTTCGACGCAGGCCAAGGACGACCTGCACCCGCTGTCTCAGCTTATCGATGAAGGCCTGAAGCACGAGGATCCGACGACTTTTGTGCATCTTATTGCCGCGGAGCCAGATGCCGATCCGTTCGATATCGAAGTTCTCAAGTCGGTCAACCCGGCGTGGGGAGCCTATCTCGATCTCGACGACCTGATGAAATCGCGCAATCGGGCGATGAAGCTAAAGGCCTTCGAAGGCGCCTACCGCAATCTCAGGTTAAACCAGCGTGTCGACGCAAACGATCAGCATCGCATCGTGACGGCAGCGGTCTGGAAGCTCGGTGCAGTGCCGGTGAAGGTTGCTGATGGCGCGGTTTGCTATGGCGGGCTCGACCTGTCCGGCAAGCACGACCTGTCATCGCTGGTGCTGTCGTTCCCTGACAATGCCGGCGGCTTCGATTTGCTGCCGTTCTTCTGGACGCCTGAAGGCCAACTGGCCGGAAGACAACCCCGCGAACAGCAATTGTTTCGGCAGTGGATCGATGAAGGCCACATGATCGCGGTGCCAGGGCCGGTGATCGAATTCGAATACGTGGCGGCACAGATCGCAGCGATCGCCAGGCGCTATAAGCTTTTGACGATCGCCTATGACCGCTGGCGGATTGACGAATTCAAGCACGAGCTCACCAAGATCGGTGCGACCGTCGAAATGGAGCCGTTCGGCCAGGGTTACAAGGAAATGTCGCCGGCAGTCGAACACTTCGCCGAACTGGCACTGACCGCAAGACTGCGGCATGGCGGCCATCCAGTGCTCAACGCGTGCGTTGCCAATGCCATTCTCACACCGGCCGACGATGCAGGGAACCAAAAGTTCATGAAGGGCAAAGCGAACAGGGAAGCGCCGGTGAGGATCGATGGCGTGGTCGCCGCAGCTATGTCGCTTGGTGTCGCTAAGCGGAAGATGGCTGTTGCTCCATTGCCTTTGCTCACCTCAGAACAGATCGTTGCGCGCGCGGAGTTCATTCTGTGAGCATACGTTCTCGGCTTACTGGCTTTTTCAAGCGGTCGACAGTCTCGACACCGGTTCATCCTCGTGATCCGGCGCTTGTATCGCTGTACGGAGGCTATGAATCATGGTCAGGCGAGCCGGTGAATTCCGAAACGGCCATGCGTGTTGTAGCCTTCTATGCGTGCCTGACGCTGCTTTCGCAGACTATGGCGAGCCTGCCTTGCTACCTGACCCGAGCGACAGAAAACGGCGACAATGAGCACGCCAAGGATCATCCGCTCTACGAGATTCTTTCGCTTGTCCCGAACGATTATCAAACCAGTTTTGAGTGGCGCGAGTCGAGTATGGCGCAGATTCTCCTTGAGGGAGAAGCCTACGCCCGTGTGATTCAGGATGGTGCCGGCAGGGTTAAGGCGCTTGACCAGCTTGCGTCTCATCGCACTTATCCGTTTTGGACTGGCGAACGGATGGCATACCGCCATACACCGGAAAGCGGCGGAACCATCTACTACCTGAACAGCGAAATACTTCGATTGCCGAACTTCTCGACTGACCTCAAGCGCAAGGCGCTATCGGTCGTGCAATACCATCGCCAAACGATCGGCCGCTCGATCGCGTCTAATCACTATCAGTCGCGATTGCTCAAGAATGCGGCAGTTCCAAAGGGAGCGATCAAAACACCGAATGATCTAAGCCCGGAAGCTGTGCAGACGCTGCGCAAGCAGTGGAATGAGCGCCACGCTGGGCCGGAGAATGCCGGCAATGTTGCAATCCTCTATGGTGGACTTGAATGGGAAACCATCGGGCTCAATCATGAGGACATGCAGTACATGGAAATGGAAGCGATGTCGCTCAATGACATTGCGCGTATGTTCCATATTCCGCCGCACAAGATCGGCGATCTGACCCGTTCGACGAACAATAACATCGAACACCAGGCCATCGAGTTCATAACTGACACGATGCGGCCTTGGGCGCGGCGCTGGGAAGAGCGGATGGAGCTGTCGCTTCTTTCCAGAGCGGAACGCTTGCAGGGTTACAAGATCACCTTTGATCTCAACGCCCTGTTGCGCGGCGACAGTGCTGCGCGCGCTGCGCTCTATCGCGTTCTTTTCGCGATCGGCGCACTGGCGCCGAATGATGCCCGTCGCTTGGAGAACCTGCCGAAGATTCAAAATATCTGGGCAGACGAGACCTACATTCAGACTGCGATGGCACCATTGTCGAAGATCATGGACGTGCTGATGCGCAAGGGACCAAGTCAGTCGGCTCCTTCCGAAGACGACAAATCGGGCGCCGCTTAGGAGATCATTATGGACATAGAACGGCGGTATGCTTCACTTGAAGGAATCGAAATTCGCGCATCCGATACCGAGGCGCCGCGTATGGCGGGTTTTGCTGCCGTCTATAATGTCCTGAGCGAAGACTTGGGCGGCTTCCGCGAGCGAATCGCGCCGGGCGCGTTCTCCAAATCATTGGGCAATGATGTCCGTGCGTTGTTCAACCATGACCCGAATTTCGTACTGGGGCGAACGCGATCGAAGACACTCGGCCTTTCCGAAACGCCAAAGGGACTTGCAGTTGAGATATTTCCGCCAAACAGCGCGCAAAGCCGCAGCTTGATGGAATCCATGAAGCGCGGGGACATCGATCAGATGTCCTTCGGATTCAGCGTGCGCAAGAATGGGCAAAAGTGGGAGCAGGAAGGCGACATCATGGTGCGCACACTGCTCGACGTCGACCTGATTGATGTTTCGGTCGTGACATTTCCAGCCTATCCCAAGACTGAAATAGCGCTTCGCTCACTTGACGAATTCCAGAGGCTTCAATCTGCGCATGATTTCACCGGACAAATCGACCTTCTTCGGAAGCGTCTGGACCTTCTGATTATCTGAATTCCTCGCACTGACGAGGTCTAACGGGACGCCCGCGCCTGGGCGCGCCCGCCTTCTGGCGTGACAGCAAAGGAGATTTCCAAATGTCACAGAAGTTGAAGGCGTTGCTAGAAGAGCGCGCCAAACTTGTTACAGAGTCCCGCACTCTGCTCGACGCCGCTGACGTCAAAGTCGGCATGACGGCCGAGCAGAATACGAAGTATGAAGAATTGTCCAAGCGTATTGGTGATCTTGGCGCCCTTATTGCAGCCGAGAACCGCCAGATCGAGCTTGAGCGCGAAATGGCGGCGACAGCCGATCAGCGTTCGCGCGAGAAAGGCGGCAATAAGGACAAGGATCAAGAGACGGCCGATCTCGTGATGAAGGGCCTGCGTTCTTGGCTCAAGAACGGCACGATTGCCGGCGAAGGTGCGGCCGAGTTCCGCGCTCTCTCGGTTGGGACTGACACGGAGGGCGGATATCTGACCGTGCCCGAGCAGTTCATTCAGCAACTGATCAAGGCGGTCGATAACCTAGTGTTCGTGCGCCGCCGCGCGACCGTCATTCCGGTGCCAACGGCGAATTCGCTTGGCGTTCCGACACTCGATGCCGACCCGGCCGATGCCGATTGGACTACGGAATTGCTGACCGGCAACGAAGACTCGACCATGGCCTTCGGCAAGCGGAGCCTGGTGCCGCACCCGTTCGCCAAGCGCATCAAGATTTCCAAGGATCTTCTGCGCAAGTCGTTGATCCCGGCAGAAACGCTGGTCATGCAGCGGCTTTCCTATAAGTTCGCAGTCACCGAAGAGCAGGCATTTTTGACCGGCTCCGGCGTGGCGCGGCCGCTTGGTATCTTTACTGCGCATGCCGACGGCATCCCGACCTCACGCGATGTCTCGACGGGCAATACCACGACGTCGATCACCTTTGATGGCCTTATCGAAGCCAAGTATGCGGTCAAATCCCAGTATTGGCCGCGGGCAAGCTGGGTCTTCCATCGCGATGCGATGAAGCAAATCAGCAAGCTGAAAGACGGTGAGGGCCAGTATCTCTGGCGTCCGTCGGTTCGCGATGGCGAGCCGGATACCATCCTGCAACGGCCGATGGATATTTCGGAATACGCGCCGAACACATTCACGACCGGGCTCTATGTCGGGATGTTCGGTGACTTCTCCAACTATTGGATCGCCGATGCCTACAGCATGCAGATGCAGCGGCTCGAGGAACTTTATGCCGAGGCAAACCAGGTGGGCTTTATCGCCCGTCAGGAATGCGACGGCATGCCTGTGCTGTCCGAAGCGTTCGCGCGCGTCAAGCTCGCATAAGGAGACATTTCCATGTCACAGATGACCAATCGCGTGAAAACCACGCTTTGCAAGACTGCGGTGGCGGCCGGCGCAACCGATATCACCGATGCGACCGTGATCGACATGCTCGGCTTCGAAGGAGTGAGATTTATCTTTGCCTTCGGCGCCATTACGGCGGGCGCGGCAACTTCGGTTGCAGCGGCGTCGCTCGATACCAGCTCGCCGACGCCCGGCACTGACGATCTCGCGGGTAGCAAGATCACGGTCGCCGATACCGACGATGACAAGATATTCATCCTCGATATTTACAAGCCACGTCTGCGCTACATCCGGCCATTCGTAAAGCGCGCGACGCAGAATGCCGTCGTGAACTGCATCATCGCAGAGCAGTACGGCAAGAAGGGGTTTCAGCCGATCACGGCCGATTCCACGGTTGCCGGCCAGGAGAAGCACGTCAGCCCGGCCAACGGCACAGCGTAATCTCAAACTTATGAAGCGCGGGCGGTCCTGATCCGGGCCGCCCTTTCTCATGGAGAAAGCCAATGGCTGACGCTACCTATCAGACGAAGATCCGCATGGAAAGCGGCGGCGACAAGATCGGCGTTGCCAGCGGCGGTGAAATCGATATCGAATCTGGCGGTGCCCTGAAGATTGCAGGTACTGATCGGACTGCGGCGCTCGCCACAGCGCCGGCGGGAGTTGCTGCCGGATACAAGATTGCTCGCGGTGAAACCGCTCTTGATGGCTCTAATCCGACTTCAGTCGCGCATGGCCTGACGACCTGCATTGCTTTCGTAGCTATGCTTAAGGGTACTGCTGCTCCTGGTGTTGGAACCTCCGTTCTGACAGCAAACATCAACGGCGCCAACGTCGATGTCTATGCGTGGAAAGTTACTGCCGCCGGCGATGCGACGCTGATCGCATCCACCGGAACTGAGAGTTTCTACTGGATCGCGATCGGTACGTGAGGTGAGCCATGAAGGTGAAATTCCTCAAGATGATCCGTGGCGGCTTCGGCTCGTTTGAGCGCGATGAAGTCGCCGACATCGATCCGCAGATTGCGTCTGAGCTCCAGAAGGCTGATGCAGTCGAGATATTTGCAGAAAGCGAAATCGAGACGACATCGGTCAAGCCGCCCGAAGCGGCGATTAAGCCTGTCGGCAAGCCGCGGCGATTGGGCCGATAGATGCCACGCCATAGCATCCGATCGAGCGAGGGCTATCTGCTCGTCGATCACAGCAATAGCCCTGGCCTACCGGAAAACTTCTATCGCGATATCGGCCTCGGCGGGTTTGCGCCAAATACCGGCGAAGGCAAGAAGACGGAAGGCGCCACGGTAGACGTAACATCGAGCGTTGCGGTCACCGCCGTTCATGCCTCGTTGAGGATAACAGGCGCTCACGCATCGGCACCGCCGGAGCAGCTTTCCGTCAATGTGGCGGATCCAGACCCCTTCGATCCACCAAGCCTCACGCCGTCATGGGGGGCACTGGATACGCTTTGGCTGGCGATCATCTCTTATCGGTCTGCACTTGTGACAGTCTCGGCTTTCCCTGCAAATCACCCCAACAGTCAGGCACAATATCAGCATAGCGGCGGGACTGGGACTGACGGGGGCATAGCGATTGCTGCCCGCAATCTCAATGCCACAAGCAATGATCCGGATGCCTATACGGTCAGTGCGACATCAAATGGCAGAGCGCGCACTGTCGCGATCAGACCTGAGGCAGATATTTTACTCGGGCAGGCAATGCTCTGATGCCAACCTATAATCGGAAACCACTTTACACGCTTTCAAAGCGCAATGTTGCCAGGGAGCGGACTTGGTATGCGCAACCTTTCGATTTTCCAAACACGCTTGCGCTCATTCTGCGCAGCCGATTTCCGGATGGCGAGCAAATCGGATGGTCTATCCCGCCCGCGCCAAAGCAGGCGCCCGTCGGCTTCGTGCAAACGAGCGACTTCGGATTATTGCTCGAGGCAGCACCCTTCGCTCAGCATGACTGGCCTCTGCCGCAGTCGGCTCCAAGATCGATGGGCTTCAGTGGAGCATAAATCTCCAGCAATCGACGCTCGCGCCGATAATTGGCGGTCCGTTCATTTCGCAAAGTACCTGGCCCAACCCAAAGGCGCCGGTCAGGTCGATTGGGCTTCGAACTCACCTCCAGCCGCTCAATCTTCTGCTTATCGGACAGGATGTCATCTATGGGGCGCCTGGTCAGACGTTCACCTGGGAATGGAAGGTTTACAAAGGCCCGAGGCGTGCTGCTGTACTTGGCCTTCACCAGCCGCAGAACACGTTGCAGACAGTGCTGCAGCCGATGCCGGTCGGTCGCAGCGCGCTCGTCCAGCCAGACCGTTTCCGTCGCGCGCGGCAACCGGAGCCACAGCCGAATCAAGCCATCCTTTATGACTTCAGGCCATTCGGCCCATACGATTTGTCAATGCCAAAGCGACCGCCAAGCGGCGCATTGATGGCATTCGTCCTTGGAAGCACGCTCGCCAATGACGGCGCTCTTAGCCCGCCGCGTGTTCAGGCGCCGCGGGGCTGGCGGCAAGGCTCGCTTGAGCGGGGCAACATCTTCGAGGGCAAACGCGGCAATACGCAGTCGGCCGGGTCAAGAAGGAACGTCCAGTAATGGCCTTGAAGATTGTCACGCCGCCAGCCCAATCTCCGATCTCGCTGGCGACAGCCAAGGCGCATCTGCGCGTTGACCATAGTAGTGAAGATGCGCTGATCCAAGATTTGATCAATGAGGCGACGGACTATCTCGACGGCTATAGCGGGATCCTCGGCCGCTGCATCATTACACAAACATGGGACCTATTCTGGGATGCCTGGCCCTGTGATGGCGATATCAAGGTTCCGCTTCCGCCTCTGCAATCGGTGACATGGGTCAAGTATCTCAACACCTCAGAAGTTTGGACGACGGTTTCGGCCGCCGACTACGATGTCGATCTCTACTCAACATTCGGCTGGGTCGTTCCGGGTTCGGCAGGATGGCCAACCGATCTTTTCGACGGGATCAACGTGGTCAATGTCCGGTTTGTTGCGGGTTTTGGTGCGACACCGGATACAATTCCAGCGCGTTTGCGCGGCGCGATGAAACTGATGATCGGCCGCGCGTACAAGAACCGCGAAGGAATACGGGCTACCGCCGAGAATGATGATGGCGCTATCGCGCGCGCACTGGCGCCGCTGAACGTCACCGGATTTTGAATTCTCGAAACATGATGGAGTGAGCCATGGTTGATCTGGTAGTCACCGCTACACAGGTTTTGCCCTCATCCGGCGATACTGAGAAAGGCATCGCCGGCGAAGCAATCACGGCCGGGCAAGCCGTTTATAAACGCGCCACTGACGGATATTGGCTGAAGGCGCAATGTGACGGCACTGCAGAGGAGGCTGGCGCCACAAATTGCGGCATTGCATTGGTTTCAGCCTTGGCAGCAAACGCTCCTATTGTTGTGGCGCTGCCGGGAAGCATTGTTACACTTGGTGCAGGTGCTGCGCCCGCGGCTGGTACGATCTATTGTATTGCAGCAGCCGCAGGCGGAATTGCGCCTAGTGCCGATATGGCTACGACAAACAAGGTTACGGTGCTGGCAATTGGTATCGGCAGTAATCAGGTTCTTGTCGCGCGCGTCTATAATGCAGGTTCAGTCAAGCCCTGATGAAGGCGCAGTTTCTTCGCGCTTTCGATTGGCAGCCGGATCACTATAAGGGCCGCGTGACCGTAGTTATTCAGCCAGGCGTCAGGCAGGTCACCTGCGAATGCGCTGCGAAGGCAATCGCTGCCGGCGCCGCGACTGAATGGAAGGGCGATGAGAATGCCGACAGCCGGTGAACTCGATTGCCGCTTTACCTTCCAGAAACGCCAGACCACGGCAGGGGATGGATACGGGAATTTTCAGGCCGATTGGCAGACGCAATTCACGGTCTGGACCAAGCGGATATTCGTACGCGGCGGCGAGCAGGTTATCGCTGCCCGGCTCGAAGGCCGGCAACCCGGTGTTCTCACCGTTCGTGCATCGCCAGATACCCGCCTGATCTCGACTGATTGGCGTGCGGTCAATGCGGAAGATGCAACCGAAATCTGGAATATTCGCAGCGTACAGCCCGGCGTCGATCGCGATGAAATCGAATTCTTGGTAGAACGCGGAGTAGCGAGTGGCTAGGGCGACATTCAAGAATCTGCCGTCGCTCGAGCGCAAGCTCAAAAAGCTTCGCGAGATCACCCGGCCGATCATGGAACAGAAACTCGCCAAGATCGCCGAGGAAATCACCTCGCAGATGAAGGCGCGCGCCGAGTGGAAGCATGTCGCGGAATCGATCGGCTGGACATTCGGGAATTCGCCTGCCTATTCGATGAAGATCGCGCAAGCCAAGGCCGGAACACTCAAGATCACGATCTATGCCGGTAACACCAAAGTTCGCGATGCGACCTGGCTTGAGTTCGGGACTGCGCCACATGAGAACGCGGGCATCTTCGCTGGGACGCAACACCCTGGGACACCGGCGCGGCCTTTCTTCTTCAATACTTGGCGTTTGATGCGCAAGGAAGTGAAAGCCCAGCTCAGAAAAGGTTTGCGTGAAGCGGTGCAACAGGTAGTGCGATGAGCGATCCAAGCCTCGCAATTCAGGGCGCGCAATATACCGCGCTCACCGCTGATGCGACCTTGGCAACGCTCATGGATGGTGCCGTTCGTGTTTATGATATCGTGCCGGCAATGCCGACATTTCCCTATATCTCGATCGGTGACGATCAGATACTCGACAACGGCAATTCCTGCGAGCCAGATATCTTCGAACTGTTTTCGACATCTCATGTCTGGTCACGACAAAATACGCCGGCAGTTGGGCGCACTCAAGCCAAGCGCATAGCCGAGCGCGTGCGCGACATCCTGAAAAACTTGTCGACGGTGACCGGCTTCAAGGTCGACGGCGCTCATCTCGAACGATTGGACCATATCCGCGATCAAGACGGCCTGACCGCACATTCAATTCTGGTCATGCGCTACCTGCTCGCGACAACCGCCTGACTTCCTAAAACCGAAAGGGAACTGCAATGACTGCTGTGCAAACGCTGCAGGGCGAGAAGCTGCTTGTCAAAATCGAGACATCCTCGGGATCAGGCGTATTCGCGCATGATTGCCTGATCAATATGGAGCGGTCGTTCGCACTCGATTCCGAACTGACCGAAACGGTTATCCCTGATTGCGATGACCCGTCGCTGCCGGGATGGAAACAGCGGTTCAAGGATGGGCTGTCGGGCGATGTCGCTGGCGCTGGCCAGCTTCACACACCATCGGTCGAGACATGGTTCAATTGGTTCGCGGTCGATACGACCAAGAATGTCCGCATCGAACTTAACGGCGTGGCCGGCGCCAATGGTGGCGGCTATTGGGCGGGCGCGATGAAGCTCAAGTCCTTCCGCGTCACTGGGCCGCGCAAGAATATCTCCGAAGTTGCCGTCGAGCTTGTCTCGCATGGCGCGCTGACCTGGACGGATAACCCATGAGAATCACAGAGGATTGGGGCAACGGAGCCTATTCATTTCGTCTTGGCTGGGGTGAGTGGCAGGAGCTTGACACGCTTCTGCAGGTCGGCCCGCAGGAACTCTATGAGCGGCTGTTGCGCGGTAAGGCGCATTATAACTGGCCACGCGAGATCATCCGCTGCGGGCTCGTCGGCGCCGGCATGGACCCCGGCCAAGCTCTGAAGCTCGTGCGGCTCTACTGCGAGCAGCGCGAGATTCTCGACAATACCGCAATCGCCCTCAAGATCGTCCAGGCTGCGCTATTCACGCCCGAAAACGCGAAGGATGACCACCCGGGGGAAGCCGAGGCGACGGCGATGAATTCAGCCGCATCGACTTCGCCGTCGCCATCGGGAACGCTGCAGTGATGGGCTTCACACCGCAACAGCTTTGGGCAATGGAACTCTGGGAATTCAACGCCGCGGTCAAGGGCTACAAGAAAGCTCACGGCATCAAGGACCCGGTGAGGGCGCCGACTGTTGCAGAATTCGAGCGCGCCGTCGCAACATCGAGGATCTGAAATGGCATCTAACGATCTCGAAAAACTGATTCTCCAGTTTGAGGCGAACCTTTCCGGCTATCAGCGCGAGCTTGCGCGTGCGCAGGGTATGACGGTTTCGAAACTGCGGCAGATCGAACGTCAGGCTTCGGAAGGTGCTAACCGCATTGAGGCCGCATGGAGGCGCATTGGCGCCGGCATTAAGAGCGGATTGATTGGGGCGCTTGGCGCTGTAACGATTGGTGCCATCATAGGAAATATCAATCAGCTTATTAGGAAATTTGCCGAACTCAATGATGAAGCTGCGCGCGCCGGCGTTACCTCGGAGTTCCTGCAAGGATTGAACCTCGCAGGCATCCAAAGCGGCGCCAAGGAAATGACGGCGCTTCTGCAAAAGTTCAACGTCGAAATCGGCGAGGCAGCGAGCAAGGGCGGCGATCTCGCAAGGCTGCTCGAAGCGAACAATGTTCCGCTCCGAGACGCCAATGGTCAAATCCGGTCGACGGTCGACTTGTTTTTTGATCTTGTGGACCTGATCAAGAACGCTCGTACCCAGCAAGAAGCCGCTCTTGTCGCACAGATAGCCTTCGGCAAGTCGGCGAAGGACTCGCTACCGTTCCTGCAACAAGGCTCTGTCGCGATCAAGCAATTGATGGAGGCAGCCAAGGAAGCCGGCGCTGTTGTCGACGAGGAACTGGTCAAAGCGGCCGACGACTTGAACGATAAGTTTGACACAGCATGGGCCACGTTCGAGGGCCGATCTGCGCAAGGCATATTGACAGCAATCACCTACCTCAATCGGCTCGATGAGCGGTGGAAAGCATTTGTCCGCTCTCTTGGTTTTACGCCCGTTGATCCCTGGACCGGTAAAATTCTTGATCCTGGCCAGCGCGGCGATATGGCATCGCGCGGTGGGCCTAAGGGCCAAACCCAAACGTCGAACGTCGGCGGCAAGGGCGATCGTCAGCCATTTACCGTAATCCCGACGCAGGAGGATCTAGAAGCCACTCGCGAAGCCCAAGCCGAGATCGACCGGCTAGACAAGGAATTCACTGACCTTCTCGATTCGATGCACGAGGTCGATCAGGGTTTCCTCGAGATGCAAGAGGATGCCCAAAAGCTGCATGATGCATTCCAGGACGCTTTTGGCGGCTTAGTTCAGGCGGCTTCTGACGGGAAGTTTGAAGTAAAGGAATTAATGAGCGTCATTGACGATCTGCGCTCCAAACTCTTGAGCATGGCCGCCGACAAAGTATTCGATATTCTGTTCGGCAATCCGCAGAGCGGTCAGCAAGGTCTCGTGCAGTCGTTCCTATTCCCCGGCCGCGCATCGGGCGGCCCCGTCAAGGCCGGTCAGCCATATTGGGTTGGCGAGCGCGGCAAAGAAATGTTCGTGCCAAAGCAGGACGGCGAGATCATGCCGCATGGTTCAGGTTTTGGCGGCGGCGGCAATGTCATCATCAATGACTATGCCGGTGTTTCCATCTCGCGGCGTGAGACAGGATCGGGTTCTCGCCGCTCAACCGAGATCGACATCGAGACACGTATGGCGCGCTCGGCTGGCAATACCAATTCACCGCTGAGCCGCGTTCTAAATGCGCGCGGTGCCAAAGCCGGATTGAAGCAGCGCTAATGGCAACGGTCGAACTGCCACAAACCCTGGCGCGTACTATCGAGGTCGGGAAAGAAGAAGCCATGCGCCCCGGCTTTCTCGAATTTGAGACAGACTCCGGTGCCACGACCAAGAACAAGATGCCCGGCACGCAGCTTGACGATGTGCAATGGTCGATCTTCTGCAACCGCGAGCAGCGCGATCACTGGAAAAACTTTTACCGCTATGCCTGCCGGGGCGGAACGGATGCCATCTCCTATTTCGGCGACACCTATAACTGGGTGACCGGCCCGGCCTTCAAGGAAGTGACGGGCCTCATGTATCGCGGCGCAATTGTGCTGACGCGGGAATGAGCCATGGCGCTTACCGCTTCTGGCCGGCGCGCAGCGATCAACATCTGGAATGCCGATGGATGGCTTTGGCTGTTCAAGCTTTCGCATGCCGATATCGCCACGCAGCGTTTCGCACTCGCGCGCTCCAACGTGACATCGAGCGTCGAAGGCTCAAGCAATACCTATATCGGCCTGCCTCTCGAAATCGAGCCTGTCACCGATGACAAAGGCCTGCCGCGAGGCGGCTTGAGACTTTCCAACGTCTCGCGCCAGGTCTGGGACGTGATCGGCAACCTGTCGAGTGCGCCGCAGCTTGACATCTATCTGACACTCGAAAGCGCGCCTGATACCGCTGAAGCAAATTGGCCATCCATGAGCGTGATGACGGTCGTTGCCAATATGCTCACTGTCGAGGCCGAGTATGGCGACGACAACCGCGCTGTCGAGCCTTCGCCCGCCGGCCGGTTGATCCCGCCGCAATTCGCTTGGGTTCCCTACGTTGGTTAGCGTGGTGAAGCGAGTTCGCATTGCGGTTGCGATCTATAGGGCCGTTCATTCGCCGCCGGCCATTTGGGAAAATGCGAACCAAGGCTTGCGCGAAAAATACATGAAGCTTGCCGACGCGGCGATAGCGGCGGCGAAGGCGATTAGGCCGCCGGTTACCGAACTGTGAACTGGCCTGAGTGCTACATCGGAATTCCGCATAAGGAATTTGGCCGCGATCGCGATGGCGCGGATTGCTGGGGACTCGTTAGACTCGTACTGCTCGAGCAGTGCAAGCTCTTTCTGCCGCGCTATGACACGGTAAGTCCTGCCGACTATGCCGCGATGATCGAGGCCAAGCGCAAGACGCCGGAGTGGCTGGGCGTGATCGAACCGGCGATGCAGCCATTCGATCTCGTACGCATGTGGACGACGGTCAAAACCAAGGACGGCCGCATTCGCGCGCCGGTTCATATCGGCATAGCCGCACCGGGAAAGAACATCCTGCACATGCAGGAAGGCGATTCCGCGATCTGCGAACCATTCGCCGCCATCAAGCATCGCGTCGTCGAAATCGTGAGACACAGAGGATTGACCGAGCATGGGACAGTTTAGCTCGATACGCATTCATGCCGGTGCATCGCTGATCTACCGGCCGACGACGCTGATCACGCTTGAGAACAAAATTCAGGAGATGGTTCCGCGCGACGTGACGCTGGGCTCCGGGACCGGCTCGCTGAAATGCGACGTGATGTACTATAATTCCTTCACGCTGGGCGCATCGGCCACGCAGCAAGTTGATTTGCTAGGCTCGCTGACCGACGCATTCAACCTCGCGATCTCGTTTGTGAAGGTGAAGTTCCTGCGGGTTGAGGCCGACTCCGCGAATAATGCAGCCAACGACGTGTTAGTGAAGCCGCATTCGGCGAATGGCTGGCTCACCGGACCGCTGCGAACGGCCACGCATCAGGTTCAGTTGGCGGCTGGCGAGAACTTCCAGTGGGAGGGCCTGACAAGCGGCCGCGCTCCTGTCGCAGGCACCGGTGACATTCTCGCCTTGGTGAATTCGGCCGGCACCAATTCGATCGTCGCCCGGCTGCTGTTGCTAGGGACGTCTGCATGAGCCTTCCGGTTCTGGTATCGGCTCGCCCGAAGTTCGGCGAGTTCGAGTTCAAGACGCTTGAGCATCGCGCCGGGCCGACAATAGACGCGCTGGCGACCCTCATCGAAGCTGACATGCCGGCGCATTTCCGCAGCACCGGCCTTGCGGTTGTCAATGATAGCCTGCCGCTTCCTCCATCGGAATGGACGCGGCATACGCCACGCGAAGGCGATAGCGTCTTCTTTGTGATCCTGCCGGCCAAGGGCGGGCAGACATTGCAGATCATCGCGGCCGTGGCGATCGTGGCGGCACAGGCTGTGGCAATGTATGCCCTTGGTCCTATATGGGGGCCGCTCGCATCCCTGGGCATTGGCGTTGGCGGCGCTTTTCTTCTTGGCGCCATCGCCCCCAAGCAAGGCGGCAATAAGGCTAAGTCGCCGAAACAACTGGGCGACGGGGGCTTTTCTGGCAACACGCTGGCGCCGTATGATCAGCTTTCGATGGTGCTTGGGGCACGGCGGATACCAGCGCCATTTCTGGCGCCGCCCATAACATTCCTCGAAAACGAGAACGCTTTCGGTGTCGCTATCATCGGCCTTGCAGGGCGAACCGAGATCACCTCGCCCTATGTCGAGGGCGCGCCGATCGAGCTTATCGAAGAGCATTCGCAGGAAGGCGAAGACGCCGACGAAGATCCGACGATCTATACGGACACTATCTGGCAGGAAGCCGGTCGCGAATTCACGCGCCATTCGATGGAAGTCGACACGGTTAATAATGAACGCTGGGTTGTGGAGCATTCAGGGACGACGGCTGACGTCGACAAATACGATCTGCCGAAATTCCAATTCTTCCGGCTCGGGCAGCAGGCGCTTCCGCGCGAAGTCCATTTCGATCTGAGGTTCGATCAGGGTCTTTATCGCTTTACTGGCAATGAGAAGGCGGGCGCTGCCTTCCAAATCGTTTTGGACAAGCCGGGGCAGGACCGTATCTATCTTCCTGAGGTTCACTGCCAGGGCAATATCCAATCGCCTCTGCGCGCCAAAATCATCGTTGCCTTCTTTGCGGATAATCTTGGTACTGGCACATCAACAAATGAATTCTGGGCTGCTGACTATGCCAATTCCACGGCGCAAAGTGGAAAAGGATATTCCGCACACAGCTATTACGGCGTTGGCACCAATGCCGATCACGTCGACAAGCTCTCTACAGGCGGCGGAGGCTTTGGCTCGTCCGGTAACGATCTGGCTCTTGTCATCTTCGCCGACCCAGCCATCATGACCGAGCTTGCCGGCGATGATGGCTTGGGATGGACGATCGGCATCCGCATGGGGTGCGGCTATTTCATAACCCGCATGAACTTCACGAATAATAAATATGCCTACAATGGTGGAGTCGGCATTGCTGGCAACTGGTTCGACTATCGCGATTCCGGCGGTGTTCAGAACACCATGGAGGATCAGGCCAAGACGGTGACGCATTGCGTCTTGGAACAGTGCTCGCGCTTTTATGACGTACAGCCGATCAAGGCCGGCGGCTTTGCCTATTACGAGTGCAAAACCAAGAACCAGCGCGTCGACCAGATGACCTTAATGGCGCGGCGTTATGTTGGCAACCTATGGAACCGCTTGACGCAAGCCTGGGAGCCGATCTCCACGTTGTCACGAAACCCCGGCGCCATTCTCTATGATCACTGCATCAATCCGTCGCCGTTGATCAATGCCATCCCGCTCAATTCGGCGAAGGTCGATACTGCAGAGCTCGGCGCATTCTACGAGTATTGCGAAGATCGCGGGCTCGAGTGCAATGCTTTCATCACGCCGGGAATGAACTGGTGGGACCTCTATAAGGAAATCTGCGAGGCCGGAATGGGCCGTGCCAAAGCCTCGCAGAAATATGGCGTCTATATCGAGAAGGACCGGCGCTCGGAGACGCCAGTGCAGGTATTCAGCCCGCGCAATTCCCGCGGCTTTCAGGTCGAAAAGCAGTATGAGCGCAAGCCGCATGCCTTCCGGGTGACGTTCGACGACAAGAACGATGACTATCAGACCTCGCCCGAACTGCTCGTGCCAGCGCCTGGCTATTCGATCGAGGGTGAGAACGGCCTGCCGATCGCCACGCTATATGAGTCGCGCCACTATGCCTTCATCACCGATCTTGAGCAGGCCCGATACCGTGCCGACATCGAACTGAAGATCATCTGGTATCGCGACAAGGCCTATAGCTTCGAGACCGACATGCGCTGGCTCCGCAGCCCGCGCGGATCGCTTGTTGCCATCGCGCAGTATGTTCTCGACGAAACCCACGGATGGGCGGCGATCCGCAACGTCGCCTATGTCGATGTCGCCGGCACAACCATGATCCAGGGCTTATATCTCGATATGGAGGTCGATCTCCAACCGTCGACGACAGGCATAGTGATCAACGCGCTCGACGGTGATCTTATCGCCGCGCAAACGACAATGACGGCGCAAGGCCGGTTCTTGAGGTTCTCGACACCGATCACCAATGACACGGAAATCGCACCCGGCGCGCATATCATCATCGGTGCGGTGGGAAGCGAATACATCCGCTGCATTGTCGACGATGTCATTCCGCTCGATCGCGGCTCGGCGCGCCTGGTCTGCTATGACGAAGCTCCCCAACTCTGGGCGTAAGTTCGCGGCGATCGCGCTAGCGCTTATCGTTTCCGGGTTGAGCTTTCCGCTCATGCTGTTCGAACGTGCGTTGCCTAACCTGCCCGATGATGAGCGGCTGGTCACGGAAGGCAACTCGCTGCATTGGCTCAAAAACCTCTCGACAGAATGCTACCGGGCTGACGCTCAATGGTGGAGCAAGGCCAGCGCGTTCGCGGTCCTCGTACTCTTGATTGCTACCTCTCTATAGGAGACCAAAATGGCTGACAACTTCGCCACGTTATCCACAGGACTCGACTCGCCCGGTCGAAAGCACTTCGCGATTACGCCCCACGACTCGAACAATGAGGCCAACAACTTTCGCGGCATCTATGTCGGCGTTGCCGGTAATGTCGTCATAGTCGCCGAAGACGGCACCGCACTGACCTACAAGAACGCGACCGCAGGCTCGGTAATCCCAATGGGCGGCGTTTTTTGCTATTTTTATGAACAATTTTGGTGAAATGCTGGAATTGTGGAGATCGGAAGAGCACACGTCTGAACTCCAGTCACCGATGTATCTCGTATGCCGTCTTCTGCTTGAAAAAAAAAA